TCAGATGGTTTTCAGTATGTGATCGATGTCGCCGTCATCGCCCGGGTTTCTGCCATCGTATGCCATGCCAGCTGATACGGCTTTCGGGCTGTGCATGTCCATAAAGTTTTCAAAGGCTGAAGTAAGCTCTGGTGCAACCTTCGGGCGTTCCTGCTCTATGGTCATGCTAAGGATGCTTTTAGCCGTACCAACATCGATACAAGGCACGTTAGCCATTGCACGTAACAGCGGCTGGTAGTCGTCAGATTCATGAAGCGCCATAATCGCATCAGCGCGCGGCTTGTCCTGTTCTTCCAGTTTGTTTAGTCGGTGTATGGCCTCGTAGGTTGATAAACCTCTGTCAGCCATTGCCCGCGCTTCGGCTTTAAATTTACTCGCCAGCGGTAGCGTCATGATACTTTCATTCGTTGCCATCGTTCCCCCTGCTTATCGGGCCAGCGGCTGAACGGATACGCCGGAACCCGCAAAGGCGGCGCATTTTTTCGCATCGGTGTCGACGCTATCAGGCCAGTTAACGGCGGCAATATTGAATATCCCCGTTTTGTAACACTGTGCTGATTTCTGCTTTGACGTGTCCACGGGGTGCGAAGTCAGATAAACAGCTTTGCCAGATTCCTGACCATCCCACGCCTTAAACTCGCCATTGTCTGCCAGCATCAGCGGGGTAAATTCCTGAATAACGCCAGCATCAGCGGCAAAATGTACCAGCGTCGTGGATACCTGCTGGCTGCCTGAAAATAACTCAATGTATGGAGCGTCCATAGAATCCCCCGTTAAGCAATTTTGACGGTAACAAATTTGCGAATATCTGCCGGTACCGGCTGCGGTGCGCTGTGCGTCTGCACGTACTCAATCGCCGGATCGCCGTCCTCAATCCAGTTTTTCGGGTAGTACATGTTTTGCGTTGCGCCCGTTCTTACCGCTTCCTGATCCATAATCGCACCATAGGCCACCAGCCCTTTATTGTTGGTGTTACCCAGGACCAGCAAATCAGGCTCAAGGAAATATTTTTCGGTGCCGTCGCTGTCAGTGTATTTGCCGGAATAGACGATAAGGCCCAGATCACCAAGATAGCCTTTAAAGCTCACCACTTCGCCCAGGTTTTTACAGGCCAGCTCGGCGGCGGATTCTGAGCCACGCGAAAGATCGTACAGTTCACGGAATTTTTTAAAGCTGCGTAATGTGCGCCATACCTCACCGCCCATAATCATGACGTTGGCGGGGCAACCTGCCTGATCAGCATAAAGCTCGATGTCATAGATTGGGTCGTGCATGTCTTTATCCTGCTCGGACCATTTTTTACCACTGGCCTGCTGTATGATGCAGTTTTCCGGTATTTTCCAGTCGATTTCATAGCGTTCTATGCCTTCGCCCTCAATGATGTTTTTTCCGGTCGTTACCGCATTCACCGCCAGCCATTCCACGCGCGCCTTAATGGCGTTTATCTGGCGGCGCATGTTGCCAGTAATCAGGCGCATACGGCGGTAAGTTGGATCGTTAAGCTGTGCCGGATCTTCTCCAGCCATGCGCATGATGGTCTTTGTTGGATCGATTTCGTGCTTTGGCTTCATGTAGCCGGGTTTAATCGTGCTGGTTTCGTACCCTTTATCGCGCTGGACCTGACTACCCACCATAGGCGAACAGAACGCTGACATCGTAACCTCTTCAATGTCCAGGGTGTCCAGCATGATGTTTTGGGTGTTGAAGGTCGCCACGTTCGGGAAAAACAGCGTGGTAAACAGAGGGCTGAATTTAAAATCCGCAATATCCCCGCGATTCAGGTACGCGAAAAGCTGGTTAGTTGTAAGTGCCGTTGCTTTGCCTGTCATTATTCACCTCCGTGAACCTGATTGATACCCAGCGCCGCACGTAAATAGGTGCGCACCTGCCAGCCTGTTGACGGCTCAACCATCGCCAGCGGATCAAGTCCTGCCGCAATGCCTGCTTTTACATTCTGCTGGTGGCGTTCCTTGAGCGCCTCCACGATGTCGGGGCTTATGTAGACCGTCACCCCGCCTTTTTTCTCTTCTGCCATAGTCAGAAATTCCTCTTTGACTTAAAAAATCATAACTGGATGTTCATCCAGTCCTGATTATAATCATGATTGCATTTTGCGCAACAATATTGAGTTACGTTGCAAATTATGAAATGATTATCCCGATCATGTGTGTCAGTGCACCATAAAAAACCTCGTATACAAAAGCCCGATAAGCCCCCTGTGACCTTATCGGGCTTTTTTTAGGCGTAAAAAAGCCGGATTGCTCCGGCTGTGTGCTCACTTCTGCGGGTAGTTGCGCCATATTGCTTTGCCAATACCAGCTATCCCCATTTGTTTTTCAGTGCGATTAACTGACCTTTTCAGAGCGCCTAAATCATCCGGCGGCTCCGGTGGCCTCTGTGCCTTCCGGGAACATTCCAGCCGTCGCATTGCCACCTGTTCGCGCTCCTTGTCAGTGCTCACCAGCCACATAACTTCACCCCATCGCGCCGCCGCCCTCCGGTAAAATCCTTTCGCCTCCAGTTCCTCCGCTATCCGGTCATGTACCATCGTCACCCCCTCAGAACGGAATATCATCACCGTAAGGGTCATCGCCTCCCGCTGGTGGCTTATTCCCCTGTGTGCCTGTGGTTGTGCGTCTGCTCCCGCCAGGACGTGCAGCACGGGCACTGATTACACTGTCTGCAATGACCTGATAACCCTGCCGCGTTTCCCCGTTCTGTCCGGTCCACTGGCTGACCTGCATCGTGCCGGATACGCTGGCAACGTCGCCTTTTTGATGTTTAGCCAGAAAGTCGGCCTGTTTGCCAAATGCGATGACCGATAACCATAACGTCGCCTGTCCGTCCTGTGCCTGGCCGCATGGTAAAGATACCGCCATACGCGCCAGCGTCATCGGTGTACCCTTACTGGTCTGTTTTGTCTGCGGGTCGTCCACCAGCCGCCCGTAAGCCGCTATCTGTGCTGTCATGCTGTCTGCTCTCCGGTTTTAACATTGATGGTTGTTACCTGTTCTGCTTCGGCAATCTCCCGTTCTGTCAGCGTGGCAAAGTTTGCCGCCGCTGTGGTCATGAATGCACTTATCAGTTCGGGATGTGCTTTCGCGTATCCTTCTCCGGCGTGGCGGTCTATCGTTCTGATTGCCACCTTTAAGGCGTGCTCTGTCATGTCTAACGCTTTATATTTTGGCGCTGTCTTATCTCTGGTTTTTCTGTTCATTCCCCACCACTCCCCACTTTTGCTCCCCACTTTTTAAATTCCCCACTTGCTCCCCACCTCGTTTTTTGAGTGAATCTAATGCTTTGTTTTTCATTGCGTTTTTTACTCCCCACTTTTTTGGATGTATACAGGTGGGAAAGTGGGGAATTATGTTTCAATTTTGTTAAATTCCCCACTCTCCCCACTTTTACTACCCACTTTTTACAGTGGGTAAACATCATCCCCATCGACACAAATCACGCCGTCTTTTTCCAGCTTGGACAGCCAGCGCCGGAAGTGCTTCATCTCATACCCCAGCTTTTTCATATCGTCGCGGAGAAGGGCGATAGTGCACGCCTCCCCGTGTGCTGTTCGCGTTCTGATGCACTGCCATAGCGCGGTATGGTTTTCCGTCTTGTTGCCTGCCTCCTCGATGCGCTCCAGTTCAACGGGAGTGCGCGGCTTATCCACCACCACCAGCGACGTGATTAACTCCCCGTCAGCGTCGGTAAAAAGCTCCACCACGCGTAAATCGTAGGCGGCCTCTTTCAGTTCCTCCGCGTCCTTCATTTTGGTGCAGGATATAACCAGGGCTTTACTGTCTGCACCTTCTCGGCGAATACGGTATTCAGCGTCCAGAGATGCACGAAATGCACTGGAACCACGCGCCCCCTTTGTTTCATCCTTGCCGGAATGGTGGACCACCAGCACCGTGGCCCCTGTGCGTCGTTTCAGGTCGTCACATCCACGGATAAACGCCCCCATATCCCGCGCGTCATTTTCATCATTACCGCCAAAGCAACGCGCCAGCGTATCCAGAATAATCATGCGTACCGGTTTACCCGTTTCCCGTTCAACCTGGCGGGAAGCGATAACCATTTCATCAACATCAAGCGGGGCTGCCGGAAAAATCGGGCGGTTTACCAGGTACAGATTTTTCACCCGTTCATCATTAACGATTTCCCATGCCTTGATACGACGGGGGACACCAATGCCACCTTCACCGACAACATACATCACCGAACCATGCGCCACCCTGCGGCCTCCCCAGTGGCGCCCCGTGGCAACATGACACGCCCAGGAACACGCAAGGAATGATTTATAGGAACCGCTCGCACCGTATGTGCTGCACAATGAATTAGCCGGAATCACGCCCTTAACGACATAATCAAGCTGTGTGTCGTATCCTGCAGATCCAATGCTCATGGGTAGCGTGGTTTTTCGCTGGCTGTATTGCTCATCAGTAAGTATTTCCCCGCGCTCTGCCTGTTCGCGGATCCGTTGCAGGTAGTCGCGCCATTCCTCCCGCTTCTGGCTGTGCATTCCCTCGGGGTAATAACTCGCATCCCGTACACCTGCCGCCGCCAGTTTTTGCCCGATGGCATTAATATTTGATGGCTTGATGTGGCCTGCCTTGTACAGCCGGACACAATAGCGACCATCGTCGATAATTTTCAGGTCTGCCAGTTCGTCAAGCTGACTGTCTCCCAGCCATACTGGCGGGACGTTATCGCCAGCAAGTCGCCCGTCCTGTTCCTGCCATTGTTTTGCGTGCGCCCAGGCATCACTACCTGCAAAAATAATGACTTCGGTCATTTTGTTGTGTGGCTGTTTTTTTAAGTTCGGTGCCAGTTTCATTTTTTATCCCTGAATCCGTTAATCATGGTTTTCATCTTCTGAATATTGGCGCGTGCTTTCTCCCTGCTGGTTGGTTTACTGCGGGGCGCTGCCTGTACCAGAGAAAAATCACGCCGGAACTGATAAACAGGCATCACGCAGTCATATTCGTAGCCATCACGGCGGTAAGTGATGCGCCGTTCTGCCACGCCTTTAATCGTTACCGTACCGCCGTAGTTATCACGGAAAATATCGCCGGGACGGATTTCAGGCCGAGCGGGGCCGCTGGCAGTAAAGCCAGAATTTTTCTTTTTCATGGTTTTATTTTCCTGTCAGTGATTCCGGCTTTATTCCGGCGCGAATACAGGCTTCAGAAAAAAAAGCCAGAGAACCAATAACCTCATTATTTCTAAGGCGGCATTGCGATTTCACTTTCCCTTTATCCAGGAATATCAAAACGCGCCCCGTATAATCAGATGGCACATTAAGCACTACAGGTAAGTGCGCTTCATGATTATTCATGGCTAACCACCTCCTGGAATTTTCTTCTGTAACGCGCCTCTGCCACATATTCAGCATAGTCCGACGCAATATTGAGAATATCGCTACCCGTTCCTGAATGTTCGGCGGTTTCCAGTAAAAAACATGCAGCTTTTACCATGTCAGCAACACATAACAGCGCAATATCTGTATCTTCCGGTGTGCCATCAAATTCCTGTTTCAGGGCATTAAAACGATCATCACGCATAACCCCATATTCACAATCAGCAATCAGGATGGCTTTGGCCTCATTCAGTGCCATATCAGCGGTAAGCTGTGCGTAGGCCAGCAAATGCGGGATTATTGCCCCTGTATATTCCGGCTCTCTGATAATGTGGTCGGATGTGTTGATTAAATAGTTTGTGCGAAAAATGCACCTGTAACCATCAGTTAACAACGGATATACAGGGGGGACCATGAATGATAAGGGGGTGCCGTTTGATGTGCTCCTGCAAAAGCTGAATGCTGCACGCGCCGCAAGGGAACGTGAGCGCATGAGTAATAACCCTGTCCCTCCTGAATTACCTCGCCCTGAACATTTTCCGCTTGAGGATTTCATCAGGGGACGAATCCGAACAAAACGATAACCGCCGCCGTGATATGAGGCATCACGACGCAATGCATTACAGGTGAGCACCATGAACAAATCCATATTATCCCCCACAGTTCTGGACGTAAACACAAAGCAGCGACAGATATTATTACGCGCCGTCATTAAAGCCAGACACGAGAAATTAAACCAAATCTTAAAATAAGATACGCCGCTACCGCTGTAAGTCTTCATCAGAAACAGAAAACGCCAGAGCAGATGAGCACGGAGGTAACTCTTTATGAAAATAAACGAATCAGGGGAAATTACCGAAGCCAGCGTGGTACGCCAGCGGAGGCGGGAACGACGGGTACGGCCCCCCGCGCCATCCGATAATTTCCCGCTTGAGCGCTTCATCAGTGAACGGCCCCGCATACGCTGGAACGGCACAACCCCATACCCCGAGGAGAGACAGACAAAAAACAAACAGCGATGATGAAATCTGGAGGCCAATACCATCACGCAGCCATCAGGAGATTGCTGACGCGCTTCCTGTTCGCTGGTGGCCACGATGTGAATCACGCGCGGTTGTGCCGTGCTCAGGGCGATAAAACGCCAGATGTATTTATTCAGGTTGTGCGAGTCCCGCCCTTGCGGGTGTGTGGTATGATTTCTCATAGCTACCTCGATACTTTCGCTATCGTTGGTGGTTAGACGCCCCGCTACTGCCGCAAACAGTTCGGGGCGTTGTCGTTTACATCCTCTTACTGAGGTGTGATTTAAATTAAATTCAACTGAATCACAGGTCAAGTATTTTTTGTGATTCTTTTTTGTGTATACTGAATCACATATTTTGTTTAGGAGAATGCACATGGCAAAAAACACTATCAACGACAAATCAAAACAGATTTCAATTCGTATCCCACATGATGCTTTTGATGGCATGGAATCCGTAAAACTGGACGGCGAAAGCAACGCCGGATTCATAGTAACCGCCATGCGTGGTGAGATCGCCCGCCGCCAGGCAGAAGGAAGAGGAGAAAATCCCCTGGTTTCTTCGCTCGATGCACTGGCGCAGGTGGAAAAAATCGGTGTCAAAGCTGCCGAGGAGATCGGGCAACTCGTCGCCGTTGCGCGTGAAGAACTCCAGCGGCGCAAAGCCAAAGAGCAGGAATAGCCCACCAGCAAGCCAGCACACTGATCACATTGCCAACCGGATGTAATCACGGCATAGTAATCATCTCTCTTGCGTTGGGGATAACGTGTAGCTTGTGTCGAATGGCCACCGTAGCAGGTGGCCTTTGTTTTGCCTGTTATCCGGCAATTGTGGCGCTTCGTCACACGGTTGATATAATTCCCCTGCACTGATCCATTTTTTTCGCAGCAGGTTAATTGTTCACAAGGGCGCTCCGGCAACGGGGCGCTTTTTGTTATGTTCATTGCGTTACACCTCACACCATTACGCAGCCGTTCCGCGCGCTTCTTCCTCGCGTTCTTTCAACCAGGCCTGCACCTCATCTTCATACCAGCCAACACGGCGCAGACCGATTTTGAAGCCTTTCGGGAATTTTCCGGCGTTGATCATGTCCTGTAGCGAACTGTCTGCCTTGATGCGCAGAATATTTTTTACTTCCTGACGGGTAAGAATTTTTCTGATTACTTCCATCGTGTTTTACCTCGTTAATCCGGCGTATTCCGGTGATAAATACGGTAAAACAGGGCAGGGCGGGAAAAACAGTACTCACCGTTTTAAAACGGTACTCACTGTTTTTTATCTCATTGATTACGCTTTCTTTTTGCAAAAAAATAGCGACCGCAAGGGGCCGCTATTGTGATTACCGTTTCCACTTCTTAGGTCGCCCACCACATTTAAGGCTGGTGGGCCTCAGCACCTTGTCGATGCTTTCAGCCAGATTTTTCGATGCGCCACGCGAGCGTAAAAAACTGACTACCTCGTGTTTTGTGGGGGCTGTTGATTTGTCTTCCGGATCGTATGTTGACCAGAATTCACGATTTGCCATTAACGCCAGTTGCAGCCCTTCACCGCAGACATTGGATGATTTTTCGTGCCAGACCATTTCAATAAATCTCGATTTCTCATGAGTCGGGTTTTTCCTTGTCTGTTGAGGAGATAGGCGATTATACGATGGTTTAGCATGGTTTGCACTGGTTGTACTGGTTTTTTGTACAGTTACACCGCACGGATACCCCTTTTACCACTGGCTATGGTCACTCCGGTTGCTGCGGCTTCCACAAATTCACCCCACCAGCGCATAAGTACTACACGTTTTTCCAGGTAGTTGCTCCGGTTGTATGCCCGTCTAACTTCGTTGGTGTCGACGTGGGCAAGTGCCGCCTCTATTACGTCCGGCTCGAATCCTTCCTCGTTCGCTGCTGTGCTGAATATGGCGCGTAATCCATGAGACACCAGCACGCCAGCGAATCCCATACGCCGCAATGCTGCGTTAGCTGTCTGGCTGTTCATCGGCTGCTGTGGGTCTTTCAGACTTGGGAAAACGTAATTGCGGTGGTGGCTGATTGGTTTCATGGCCTCCAGCACCGCCATAGCCTGACCGGAAAGCGGGATAACGTGATCCCTGCGCATCTTCATGCGTCCGGCAGGTATCGTCCATTGCTTCGCGTCCAGGTTGATTTCATCCCACCGCGTTGATGACGCTTCGGCGGGACGGGTTACGGTCAGTAACTGCCATTCAATCAGTAATCTGGTCTGCCGTTCTGTTGCCGATACTGATAAAGCCTGCATAAGCTCGGGCAGCTGTTCGGGGCGGATTGTTGGCATATGTTTTTTTACAGGTGAGGGAAACGCCTTACGCACATTCATAGCCGGATTGGCATCAATCAGCCCACTGTTGGCGGCGTAATCCATTACCTCATTAACGCGCTGTAAAACCCGCTTGAGTGTTTCCAGGTTGCCGCGCTCCTTGATGGGGGTAAGCACTTCAACGAACCTTCGGGCGGTGAGGGTATCTATTGGCGTGTTGCCGATGAACGGGAATACATATTTATCCAGCGAACGCCAGATGTCTTTAATCGTGTTGGGGGCCAGATTCTGGCTGATTTTCACCTGGTACCATGCCGCCGCCACATTTTCGAACGTGTTCCCTTGTCTTCGGGCCTCTGTCTCTCTTTTTTGCCTCTCGTGGTCCTGCGGGTCAGTTCCGGCACTGATTAACGTCCTGTACTCGCTACGGCGTTTTCTGGCATCAGCCAGGGAAACATCTTCAAGCGATCCAAAACTCAGCAATATTCTTTTTTTGTCCGATGGTCGGTAGTAGGAAAATCTCCAGAGTTTTGATCCAGACGGTTTGACCAGGAGAAAAAGCCCTCCGCCGTCCTGCAGGGTGTACTCCTTTTGCGCTGGTCTGGCTGCTTTGATCTGCACTGTGGTTAATGGGTGTGTTTTTCTCGCCAT